ACGATTATGATAAATTCTCGTATATTCTCTCTGGGAAAAACTCTTGAATTCAGGTATGACTGGGAAGGCCCAGCAGAGGGTCAAGTAAGAACCATTGATTATGAAGTAGATCTTAAAGAAGAGTTCCTTTTTGACTATGGTACAATTCCTACAATGCAGGAAATGGAAGCAAAACCGAATGCTATACCATTTTATCCAGTATCAAAACAGTCAAAGGGGATAACATTTACAACTAAGAGTGGTAAAGAACTTTGCTTTGATTTACTCAGTGCTGAAGGTGAGTCATACGTAATGAATTTACCAATGAACGAGAGAACTAAGAACCAGGAATTAATTGCTCGTAACCTTAAACTTAAAGTAGGTGAAAATTACGAGATCGTTAAAAACTTCAGAATGTTTTCCTCTCAGGATATGATGGATATTCGTTCCACTGTTAAAGGAATGGATCCAATATTCCCAGGAACTACTCAAATAGAGGACCCAGATACTGGTCAACGTATTATGGTACCAGTAATGGCAGTAGATAATTTTTTCTACCCACGGGAGAACTAGAAGATGTATATTTATATATTGTTAGAGCAAAGATTAGTATTGACTTTAACACTCTAGCAAAGCTCCCATGGCGGCGTAGGAAGAAATTTATAGAAGCTGCCGAAGCATATTACGAACAACTAAAAAAGGAGATGACCCATACATAGGGTCATCTCTCTTTTGTTCTATAAATCTGAAACTATATGGCTTTTACAAGTGGTAGTCCTTCTGCAGGACAACTAGAGATAGGTATAGCTCTTGTCTTACAAGATAGGTTTTCTAACCAAGCAAGAGAAGCCAGCTCTGTTATAAGAGGTTTACATCGGGATGCTAAGAATGCTGTACAGGCTAACTTAACCGCTGTTCAGGCATATACAAATATGTTTGGTGGTATAGCCAGTAATATAGTGTCTTCCTTAGCTACTACAATTACAACTGGAGCTGACTTCATCGATATGATGACTTCAGTGGGAGCTATCTCTGGAGCTACCAATGAACAGATGTCTGGATTATCAGAAACTGCCCAGACATTAGGTTTGAGGACCATGTTCATGTCAAGAGATATAGCTTCAGGTATGAAATACTTAGCAATGGCTGGTAATGATGCAAATCAGATACAGGAAATGATATCTGGTGCTGCAATGATGGCCAATGCTACAGGAATGGAATTGGGAGGTAAAGGAGGTACTGCAGACTTACTGACCAATATAATGAGAACCTTCGGATTGGAAGGTGAAAGAGCTGCTACATTAGTTGGTGACCAGCTTACTAAAGCTGCTATGGCATCTAATATGTCCATGACGGATTTGGCAGAATCTATCAAATATTCCGCAGCATCCATGGTAACTCTGAGACAACAGTTACCTCAAGTAGCTGCTATGATAGGTACCTTGGGTAATGCAGGTATACAAGGTTCTATGGCAGGTACTTCTATCAGAAATATGGCAGACTACTTAACTCAGTCCATAACCAATCCAAATTTCAAGGGAGCTAAAGCTTTAGCTAGACTGGGATTGAGTAAAAAAGATTTTGTTGATGCTACCGGAGATCTTCAAGATTTTGGTGTAATTCTTGGTAAAATAAATGAAGCTACTAAGAACTTATCAACTGTAGATCAGAATGCAGTATTAAAGAGTATCTTTGGTGTACGTGGTATGCGTGCTGCAGTTGCCATAATGAGAGATACTGAAGGATACTTTGATCTCCTTGATAAGATACAAAATCAATCTGCTGGATTTGCCGAAGGAGTAGTAGCAAAACGTATGGAAACTCTTGCAGGTAAGATTGATATAATTCAGTCTGCTGCAGAGAACCTTATGACTACCTTTGCAGAGGCTATACAGAATAATCCTATCATTATGGGATTCCTTGATATGGTAGGTTGGGCAATATCTCAAGTACGTGACCTAATGGCAACTCCATTTGGACCTTGGATAGCTGGGTTAGCAAGTATAGGTGCTGGTGTATTATGGATTACCAATAAGATAGCTAACTGGAGAGCAAGATGGTTAATACTTAATGGTGATACTCAAGTTACCTTCAGATCAATGGTTAGATTATTGATTGGAGGTTGGTCACAGGCTACTATATCTGCCCAAGCTTACCTTAATATGGAGAGAGCTATCATTGCTCAACGTAAAGCTGGTATAGGAGCAAGTGCTACTATGGTTGCTGCAGAAGCTGGTTTACCAAGATATTACTATAATGGTAATATTCCAGCAAAAATGGGAGCCAATGGTAGGTATTATGCTAATACTGGTAGAGGAGCTTCTGGATGGACTCCAGTACCAGCAGCTATGGTAACTACAACTAATGCTGGTAGGATGACCAGAACTATCATGGGTACTGGTGCAGGAGCTGCAGCTGCTAATGCTGCTTCTCGGGGTGCATTGGTTTCTGTTGGTAGAGGACTGCTTGGATTTGGTTCTAGAATAGTAGGGTTATTTGGGGGTCCTTTGGGATTAGCCATAACCGGTATATCTATAGTTGGACCAATGATATACAGTGCTATCAAAAGTAATCAGGCTTCTAATGAAGAGAATACCAGAGCAACTAATGACCTTGCATCTGCCGTTAGGGCTAGCAAAGAGGGATACAATTTAAGAAAGAGTAATCTCCAAGAGTTAACCGTTCAAGAGATGAGGTGGTTAGTACAGACTCTTGGATTATACACTGAAAAGCTTAATCAAAGAGAGAATAAGGGCAATACCACTATCATTAACATAGACGGTAAAAAGGTATTCGAAGAATATCTCAACGATAGAGATTCAGAAATAAATGTAGCTGCTGGAGTAAACTAAACAATTATGGCATCACTGATAGGAAAACCAGTTGGAAAAGTGGCTCAAGAGGTAGCTGAACTTGAGCAGGGGAGAATATTTCAATCTCCAATAAATAAGGTATGGAGATCTCTTATATTAATTAATAGGAAGACTTCTCCAATGGCTAAAGCTGAGCCGGATGAAAAAAATAAAGAGTCTGATGCCATTAATGCTCATATAGCTAGAAATGGTTCATATTCTACAGCTCAATCTAAAAATCCTTGGTATAAAAATATCATAGAAGCTAAGAAATCAGGTGTAGACCCAGATAAAATATTAAAAGCTAAATCTATTGATTATACCTTAGCTAATAAGTTAACATCAGAACTTATAAAGAACGATATAGTAATAGCTAACTTAAATGTATCACCCGCAATTAGCTTAGTAATACAGAATCGTCCAGATAGGTTAAGGGTTGAACCCGCTGCTACTTGGGCAGCTGTTAAATCCATGGGTCGTAACAATCCATTCTATTTCTATACAGGTGGAGAAGATACCATAACCTTTGATATATCATGGTATTCAATAGATGCAGATCACAGGGATGATGTAGTCAATAAATGCAGGCTATTGGAATCATGGGCAAGAGCTGATGGGTATATATCTTCTCCCCCTACCTTAAGAATACAGTGGGGAAATTCTGGATTATTTGAAGATGACCTTTTCATATTGGCTTCAGCTCCATACGAGTTAACTAACTTTCAGAATGCTTCTCGTATGATGAGGAGATATGATAATGATCCAGATACTGGTCAGAGGATAACTAATACGGTTAGCCAACCATACGACCTTAAATTATTACCGAACTGTGCTACTCAAACTCTCACTTTCAAAAGAGTAACTAAAAACAATAGAACCTGGGAAGAAATTATTCCATCTAGTAAATTGCAATATACGCCAGGAGTAATTCTTGATGGTGGGGAAGTAGATTCTCTAGAAAATACTGATACAGAGAGAATAGGCACACAAAATTAAATAATTATGGTAACTATTCCTGGAACAAGTCCCTATGATGATAGTTATGTAATAAAGTTCCCAGATGGAGATATCTCATTGGAAAGAAATATATCATCTATATCTACCGATTATCTAATACACACCGTACTTGAAGGAGAAACCATACAGAACATTGCCTTCAAGTACTATGGTGATTCTGGATTTTGGGGAGTGATTGCTGATGCCAATGATATACTCAATCCATTTGAGGACCTTCATGCAGATATGGAATTAATCATACCAAACTATGGAGGATAGCAAACCGGTTCTCTTAAATGGTAATGGTACACCATATCTTGCAATATTCGATGGTGCAGGATCTCCAATAATGGATATCTTCAATGACCTGCCAATCGGTATGGAGGTAGAGAACTTTAATTACAAGTATACTGAAGGTAAAGGAGACAAAGGTAAGTTTACTATAGTAACTGACTTTGTGGATATAGTAGATCATCCATCTCTGCAATTCAAAATGCCTTTGAAAATACAGTGGGGATGGATATTTAGTGATAGCTCTTTTAAGTCTAGTCCTGTAAGGCTAGTGAATGTAAAAAGTCATCAGATAGAATTTACTCCAGATGGTGTAAGGTTTACCATAGAATTTGCTGATGCAAAGATGTTCTTGGAAGCAGAGCCATCAAAATTTGTGGGAGATAAGACCGATTATCTGGAAGTATTCAATGAATTAGCCATGGGTAATATGCCAATGACAGTAATTGATTATTCTGAGAAAGCTGGTGTACATTTGGAAATAAGAGATAATAATCCATGTGATGGCAAAACAGAGCAACGAGAAAAGTAAGCCTTGCTTACCTTGTTATACAAAGATACAAAATAATGAGGAAGTAGATGATGGATTGGTGGGTGTAAAAATACTAGACCTTAGTCCAAGTAATTTAGCCAAACCATATCAGGATCCAGAGAGATATAAATTAAGACCAGTACCAGCAACTTATGCGGAAGGAACCGTTATTGTTGGTTCAGCTACATTCCTGAATAAGTATTCTCAGTTAGTTGGTATTGCTAAGGCTATGGCTGGTGGGCCAAACTTTGTGGATACTCGGGATAATAAGATAGAGATACATAACGGTAAGCAATCTGGTAAAACCGTATTTGCTTATACTTATGCTGGTGGTACTGGTGAACTATTGGAATTCAGAGTTCAAACCAAATATGTTCAAAGTATAGAGGCTGGTAAAGCTTCAAGTGTGGATCCAGATACTAAAACGGTAGAAACTGATTTAGTTCAATGTGTACCTACAAATGATGATCCATGTAAGCCGGATGCTTATGTAAGGTGGAATAAAGCTACTCCACTATTGATACAGAGAGATGTAACCAGGATGTCTAAAATAAAGGGATCTCTTGAAACATTATCTTCTGTATGTCGTAAATTAAATACGGTTAAAACTACACGTACTGTATACAACTCAGTAGAGGATGCTAAGCAGCAAATAGCCTCAAATCCCTCACTAACTGAAGAAGAGGTTAAAGCATACAATTCTCAGATAGAGTCAGAATGGAGAACTTATTTGAGGAAGTTAGATGAATATGAGAAAGCTTTATTAGACTTTAATAATAAGGTAAGACAAGGTATAAAGGTAGATGAAGAAGATGCTCCTAAATTACCTCTTCCACCCGATGAAGTATCTTATTTTATTATAAAGAGGAAGGTATTGATACAAGTAGATCCATTACAATATGCTCCTAAGGATAGTAAAGCTTATTGGCAAAATAGATGGAGACAAGGTTATAATGCTCTTAAAAAGAACAAGGAGATAAACTTAGTCATTCAAGGATCTTCAGATGAAAGACCGTATGGAGATTATCCCTATGATTATCCTGGTTCAGATCGTTCAAAGGTACTTATAGAAATGGAATTAGAAGTACAAGTACCCGGTGTACGAGTAGTATCTGATCCATTGTTTGCTACCCTTGGAGAGTTTATGTCTAATGACATAATAGAATCAGTAAATAGCCAGATTAAATCCAAAGCTAAGTTTGTTGGTAACCCATCAATGGAGTCTTCTCAGATTATTGAGATCAAGAATGTTGGTGAAAAATATTCTGGTGATTGGTATGCTAAAGAAGTTGAACATAGCTTTGATACTGGGGGATATTTTACTGAGGTGACTTTTGAAAAGAAGTCAAGAAACTCCATAATCAATAAGATATCTACTTCTGTTAATATGCAAGAAGTATTCCAGAAATCTCATGATATAGCTAAAGAGTCTTATACTACCGATGCTTGGAAGATACCAAGTAAAATTAAGGCAGAAGCTAGGAAGCATAGGGCATCTATATGGGAAGAGGAGTATAATAGGACTGGAGATAAACCAAAGATTGGTACACAAATAGTTGTACGTCAAGATACAGATCCTCATAAATGGGAGATATTTGATGCTAGAACTGATTTTAGAGTAGATAGGGATATAAGCCCAAAAGAGCAATGAATTTATATGAACTAATTCAACAAAGGGGTATAGAGGCAATAGGTAGGTTCTATTCTACATATCGAGGAATTGTTATAACTAATTATGATCCAGACTCTCAGAATAAGGTATGTGTATACTTACCAAGTATATTGAGAGGAGTAGAAGTTTGGGCTTACCCTAAACATCAACAAGGGGGTCCAGGATCTGGATTCAAATGGTTATCACCAAGGGAAGGTTCTATAGTATATGTAGAATTTGAGAACGGAGATCCAAGACACCCTCTATGGTCATATCATGGTTGGGCCATAGGTGAGATGCCTCCAGAATTGAATAAGCCCAATGTACTGGGATTTATAACCCCGAAAGGCAATAAAATTATACTGGATGAAAGTGATTCTGGAGTATTAACTGCAATAATTCAGCAAGATATAATTATTAAATCTCTAGACGGTAATATAAACGTCGATGCGAATAGTATTATAATGCAGGGTGGAGAAGTTGGTATTCCAGAATCTACCTCAACAGTAGAGAGACTAAACAAAATAGAGCAGGATATAAATAATCTTAAACAAGCTTTCACATCATGGACACCAACTCCTCAGGATGGTGGGGCTGCTCTAAAGACTGTTGTTGCATCTTGGTATGGTAGTAAATTAACCGAGACTAAGGTGGAAGATATAGAAAGTGAAACTATTAAACAACCTAACTAATGGCAAACTATAATCAACTCAACACAATTGGTAGTGGGCCTTATTTTCCCATAAAGTTAGAACAATCAATAGGTAGTGATGGTAAACCAGAATATATAGAAACTGTAGTCAGATATAAAGTTACACATGATTTGGATTACTCTACCGATCCGAACATTATAGCTAATGGTAATTTTTTAGATGAGGTAGATACTTTAGATCAAGAATTCCTAAAATCTACCTATCCCGATGATGTGGTAATTGGGGATAGAAAATCTCTTAAAAGTAATTCTATTGGTGGAGCTGCTATAGAGGGTTATTTACCATATTCTAATATTCCAACTTCTTTACAATTACAACTGGGTGGTATCAAGAATGATGGTAATAAATGGTGGTATGAATCAATAAAGACATTAAGTGGTTCTAATAACACTGCTTGTTCTTGCTGGACATTCTTTGTAAACAAAGACTGTAAATACATTAAAATAGAATTCGAATTAGAACCTCAAACTACATTCACTCATATGTCTATGAGAGTATATAGAATGAGTGAATATACTTATATATGGGATATACCATTGAATTCTAATAAAGGAGTGATCTGTGTAAAATTAGAGAAAAACCAAACAGTTTTACTATTCTTACCAGAAAATGAGGGTGATGTGCTTACTGGTACTAAGTCAGTGAATATGATAAGTTGTAAAGTATCATATACTAATGAATCAGTGCCTGGTATGGTATATACAACCGAAGAAACCGAAATAAAAAGAGTGCCCAAAATAGGATGGTATATTCTAAAGGGTGATGTAGCTTTAATAAAGCAAAACCTAACAGCAATACTTACCTATCAAATAGGTCAAAGATTTAGGCAAGAAGATTTTGGTTCTCGTACTTGGGAATGTTTAGAAGAGCCAAATACAAGTGCACTTAATCTGATGATTAAGAATTTTGTAAAAGATGGTATAGCTGCTTGGGAACCAAGAATCAAAGCCTTAAAAGTATTTGCTCTTAAACCCACAAAAGAGTCAATACGACTCCTGATATATTTCAAAGTACAGAATTCTCAAAAGGTAGAAGAGCTTAACTTTCAGTATAACTTAAATAACTTAACTACAGATGTCTACTAGCAATCCCTGGCTTACCCCTTTTCAAAGGTCATACAATGACATAAAAGCCAAATTAATTCAATCTCTGAATGAAAGGGTTCCAGAGGTTACTGATATGAGTGAGGGTAATATATTTATACTCACTTTATCCATATTTGCAGGTATTGCAGAAGTTATACACTACTATATAGATGGTATGGCAAGAGAAGCTTTCTTACCAACTTGTAGAAGGTATTCATCTTTATATAAACATGCCAAGCTGGTAGACTACCATATAAAATCTGCTATACCATCTTCTGTAGACCTTACAGTATACATGCAGGATGGAACCTCATTTCCAGTAGATATAAATGTACCTCAGAATACAGTATTTAATTCTAAGGATGGTAAACCTTGGATAACTACTAGAAATGTAACCATTGAAAAGGGAACATATACTTATAAAGTTCCTGTTGCACAGAAGGAGGCTGTAGCTGAGGTAGAATTGGGAACTTATACTTCTCATGATATAATCATAACCTTGGGTGATCTGCCAGCTGATAGGAAGTATGTAGAGGGATCAATGGTACTTACCATTGACGGTGAAGCTTGGACCTTGGTGGATACCTTTGCCTATTCTGGTCCTGGTGATAGGGTGTATAAGATAGAATTGGATAGTACACTCCAACCGTATTTGGTATTCGGTGATGGTCAATTCGGTAGAAAACCAACCATCGGTTCTCAAATAAAAGGTCAGTACTACCTTACTTATGGTTCAAGTGGTAATATACCATCTAACCAATTTGATAAGGTACCAGAAGTAATGTCTGATGTAACTTCTGGTTTATCAATTACTAATACCATAGCTGCAACTGGTGGTTCTGACTATGAGGATTTTGATACTCTGAAGGAGCATATTCCACTCAGTATAAAGACTCTTGGAGTAGCCATTACAAAAGAGGATTACGAAGCAATAGCTATGCTCATAGACGGTGTAGATAAAGCCTACTGTAATTATATATGCGGTAAATATGTAGAAGTATATATTACCCCAGATGGTGGTTCAGAAGCTAGTACCGAACTTATCAACAATGTTAAGCAGAGGATGGAATCCTCAAAAGTACTGACTACTAGAGTAAGTGTATATTCTACACATGCAGCAAAGATATACTTATCTGCAACTATAACCGGTAAGAAGTCATTTAAGTCAATAGATATAAGCAATCAAGTTAAGAAAGCTTTACTTGATGCTTATAACTACCAGAGTTCTGGTATAAACAAATCGGTAAGGCAATCTGATTTATATGCTTTAATGGATAATCAACCAATGGTTGACTTCCTTACCATAACCGAGTTATACTTATTGCCGTACCCAATAGCTATAAATATAAATTCTCAGAATACCGAAGAGATAGTATCTGTACCAGCATTGAACATAACATATTTCAAAATGATATCGTTCAATACTGCAACTCCAGAGACTGACTATGAGAATTGCTATATTCAGACGGTAATAGAAGATGGCAATGCTTTCTATAGAATATTCACCAATAAGAACGTATCTGGTAATGCCTTATATACTGGTCAATATGGTAAACCAATAAATGTAAGCTTATACAAATCTAAGTTTACTATGACCATCAACTTACCAGTTGAAAATGCAAACTATGAAAATGGTACAGTATATCAGTTAACTACCCAACCAATGGGAAGCAATGGCAGACTGGTAGATCTTATACCTCATAACTATAATATACCAGTTATCAGTTCAGATAACATAACCTTAACAATCAATGAAGTGGTTTAATCCAGCGAAGACATTCTTCAGGGATTACATCTTCAGTAACCTTTTTGACCATTACTACAAAGCCAATGATACTTATCAAGATTCAGAAGGCAAGGGTATATTCGAAAGGTTCATAGATGTATGTTCTGGCTATTTCGATACTGAGGTAATGCCCGATATAGATAACTTCATGGAATGTCTGGATGTGGATAAAGCCAATCCTATATTCCTGAACTATCTATGGGAATACTTTGGGTTCATCCCTTATGCTTATGGCGTATTAACTAAGGGAGAGCCCTATACAGAGGAGAATCTAGAGAATTGGGTAAAAGAGGACAGGGGTTTTCCCACTGCTGATTGCCGGTTAGTTCTAAGATACGCCATATCACTGTATAAGATTAGGGGAACTAAAAAGTTTTACGAAATCTTAGGTAGATTTTATGGTGTAACTTTTAACCTTACAGAAGTAGAAGGCAGTACTAAAGCTGTAACTGGATTTTCTGGTGATGGGTCAGTAAAGTATGACAATGTTTCTTACTATGATACTCCATCAGCTACTTATGATACAGAGACAGATTGT